GCTCTCCACTGCGGCCTGTCCTGGCTGGACATCCGCTGCCTCCATCTCTGCTACAACTCTCTTCTCCATCATCATTTGATCCTCGCTGCCTCGTTGCACGCTGCCAACAAGTACCTCGTACTTGGTCTCCAATCTATCGTAGTAATCCGATCGTTCCACTTCCTGGTGGGATCCTAGGGTGTGGACACCCGCTAGGTCCGCTATCATTCCTTTATCCCGAAACTCGTTCAGGAGTTCTTTGTACTGATAGATGCGGTACGTAGGTCGCTTACTCAAGATGAGGTTATAATATTTATTATAAACCTCCTCACCATGGTAAAACATCCCTCTCATCACATCTCTACAGTTTGCTTCGCAAGCCTCCTCTGGAAGAGGGGAATCCACTTTCACTCGAATCCAATTTATCGTTTCCAATAAATCGTCCAACTCCATCTGGGGATAATACCTATCTCCAATCAAAGTAAAACGACATTTCAAAAACGAAATCTCCGTTATTGGCTTTCGAGCTATGATTGTGCTAACCTTGTCGGCCGGCGTAATCGTGACTCCCCTTTCCTTCAGACCTGTGCGAATCATCTCTCCACTAAAGAACTCCTCTGCGAATTCCGAAACGGTCAAAATAAGATCGTCTCCATAATTGGTGTCTGTCACATTTCTGTCGAAATGCGTCATAGTCTTATATGGATGTGGTGCCAGCCTTAGCCATTCACCTCTTATATTGACCGCATTGTCAATGCTCTGCATTAGTTCTGTCATATAGACCCCCGACGAGCAGCCGATGATCCATATCAAGAATTCCCTAAACTGATGGGGGGAACTCATCGCCCATCTCAAGAGTGTCTCACGGTGGTTCGTGTACTCTCGATCTTCAAAAAAATCAACTATAAGTCGTGTTACGACGAAATAGTTTCCTTCAATATCCTTCACGCCATCAAAATGCTGATAGTCGAAATCATAATGAAGATCGTTTATCGCAAGATGCTTCGCAGCAATCTTGTGAAACTCGATCTCCTTATTCATTCCGACCGCAGAAAAATGTCGTATTCTCGTTTGAACCATGTGACTAAAAAAGCCACTAAAATACTCTTTCATGAGTATCAAGGTCGTGAAAGGACATGCCGAAAACAATCTCGTCTTATACACTCGGTTTCCCTTGTCGTCATATTTGATTTTCTTTCTCTCCACTTTCAATGAATCGAAAATGGGATCCACTGGTACTACTCGACTAGCTATCTGATTGCGAATACGCTCAATATTCGCATACAAATCCTCAGTCGGATAGTAATCTCCTGACTCATCTCTCACACACACCTCTGCCTTCTTCTTCCCATAGTATGGAAATCCGGCAGAAGTATCGTAATCAAGTCTGTCAAGGTATGGATACTCCCACGCTCCATTCATCGCCACAAATGTCGTCACCTTTTCTCGAGGCGAAACAGATTTTAGCGGGTATATTTGTCGCTTCAAGTGCTCCAAAACAATCTCAGAGTTCAATTCTCCGAGTGGCTTGGCCTGCATCTTGTACTTCAAAACACCCTCCAGAAACATGTCTCGCCCTCTCACTCTCATTTTCACAGGTTCAGTAGTGTGCACTGAAATCTGATCAAACAATGGTGAGGGTTGGATCTCCTTGCAGTCGAAAGGTGGAACTATCTTAATTGGTGCTAAATGCGCCAAAGTAATAGTGCCTTCCAATCGTGACTCTGCAAGATCATCCGCTGTCGCTTCCTTCCACTTCCACCCCATCTCAGGAATCGCTTCCGTAAAATAGGGTTGCTCCTTCTGGATCTGTTTCAATCCCGTCTCCAACATCGATCGCGTTATCAAAGTTCCGAAACCAGAACTTCCCATGACTCCATGGTCACCAGCAACATGTATGCCTACGATCGATCCCTTCATTGCACCTAAGCCTTGAATCATCAAAGGACTGCCACAGTCTCCTGAGCCAGTCTGAATATCGTATTCAAAA